CATGGGGATACTACAACTGTGCCTGATCGTTTTGCAGCAGTCATTATTGACGGGGCTAGTGCTTTTGTGTATCAGTATCGAGGAGAGGTACAACAATACGGAATAAACTTTACTAGGTTTGAACAAGGCATAAAAAATATGCAAACTCTGTTAGTAAATAAGTATGAGTATATAAGATCTACGTATATGCCAAACAACTCAAGGGGTGGCTTTAGTTCCTCCCTCAGAGTTAATTAATGCCAGATAATTCGCAAACTAATCCTGCAGCATTTAATTGTGAGGGCGGTTTAGTCTTAAACAAGTCTACCTTTTTAATGCAACCAGGGGAAGCATTAGAACTAAGAAACTTTGAGCCAGATATTCAAGGTGGCTATAGAAGAATAAATGGTTTTTCTAAATACGTAACTGCGGTTGTTCCTTCGACTTCTTCTTCAACAGAAAAAGTTTTAATGGTTGCTTCTTTTGCTGATGTAGTCGTAGCCGCTAGAGGTACTAGTATATACAGTGCCGTTCCTGGTAGTTCTTCTTGGACGACAAGAGACTCAGGTAGAACCAACGCAGGTAAGTATTCGTTTGAAAGATTTAACTTTGACGGTACAGAAAAATTAGTTGTTGTTGACGGAGTGAACGCACCCACAATATTTAATTCCTCTTTAGCTGCTACAGACATAGCAGCAACAAATGCTAGTACAGGTAAGTCTACAATTCTAGCTGCAGACATAGCTAGTGATGCGACTTTATCTGGGTCAGGTACAATTACAGTAACGTCTACGTCTGGTTTTACAGATCCTTCTTCGGGAACAAAGTCTATTCTTCTTGGAACAGAAATATTTACATATACAGGATTAAGTGCTACTACTTTTACTGGGGTAACAAGAGCCGCTGCAGGTTCGAGTGCTGTTGCCCACACGGCAGGTGCTGCTGTACTAGATTTGTTTCCTCCTACAGTAACAGGGGCTAAACACGTTGCAGCTTTTAAAAATCATATGTTCTATTCAGGAATGTCAGGAACTCCCCAAGAAGTTATATTTTCTGCTCCTTTTGATGAGGATAACTTTTCAGTAGCAGTAGGATCAGGAAGTTTTAAAGTTGATGATACGGTAGTAGGACTAAAAGTTTTCCGTGATGATTTGTTTATTTTTTGTGAAACAAGAATATTTAAACTAACAGGAACTTCAAGTGGAAACTTTTCTGTTACCGCTGTTACACGTAACATTGGCTGTGTCAACGGAGATACAATACAAGAATTTGCTGGTGACTTAATTTTCTTAGGACCAGATGGATTACGTACTATTGCTGGTACTGCAAGAATTGGTGACGTTGAGTTAGGTACAATTAGTTCTAATGTACAGTCTATATTTAACGATAACTTATCCAGTGCCTCAGAGTTTGAGTCTACTGTAATACCTGACAAAACCCAGTATAGAATATTTTTTACTAAAAGTGCGGTAGGAGAGATTCAGACTAAAGGTGTTATCTGTGTGTTAAAGGGACAACAGTTTGAGTTCTCCGAACTTAGAGGTATCAGACCAGCTTGTACAGATAGTTTTGTAGATGAAGGAAATGTTTTAGTTCTCCACGGGGCCTACACATCTGGCTTTATATACAGACAAGAGTCAGGTAATACATTTGATGGAGAGACCATATTAGGACGATACCGAAGTCCTGACTTAACTTTTGACGATCCAGGGATACGAAAGCATATGCAGAGGGTTATATTAAACTATAAACCTGAAGCAGCTATAGACGCAGATTTAATATTACGATACGATTATGAAGACCCAGATTCAGCCAGACCTGCAGTATACCCTTTAGACTCGTCTGATGTTGTTGCGATTTATGGTACATCTACTTATGGTGTGCCTATATATGATGGTGCTTCACAACCTTTAGTTAGACAATCAGTTGAGGGTTCAGGCTTTGCCGTTGCATTGAAAGTACAAGACGGTGGGCAAACTTCTCCCTATTCATTAAAAGGGTTTCAGCTAGAATACCAATTAGGAGCAAGACGATAAATGGGTGACACATATACAAGACGGTCCACGTATACAGATGGAGATGTCATAACCGCAGGCCACACTAATGACGAGTTTAATCAGTTAGTAGCAGCATTTGCCTCTACTTCAGGTCACTCACATGATGGCACTGCAGGTGAAGGTGGTATAATAGCTAACTTGTTAAGTAACGCTATTACGTTTGGTACAGGCGCAGATGCAGATGTAGTCCTTACATTTAATGCTACAAGCACAAATGACGGTGTGCTTAAATGGATGGAAGACGAAGATTACTTTGAGTTCTCTGATGACATACTTATGGCTACTACTGAAAAAATACAATTTACTAATACTTCTAATTATATTCACTCCGCAAGTGCTGGAAACCTTGATTTAGTAGCAGCTACAGAAATACATCTTACTGCTACTACTATTAACATGGACGGTGTTGCTGACATCTCAAGTAACTTAGCTGTGGGTGGCAACCTTACAGTTGCAGGTAACGCCACAGTAACTGGTACAACAACCTTTAATGGTGGTACACTTACATTAGGTGATAGTGCATCAGACAATGTGGTCTTTGGTGCTGACGTTGACTCAAACATTATACCTGACGATGATGGCACATACGACTTAGGTAGTGCAAGTCAAGAGTGGCGTGACATATACATAGATGGCACAGCTCACATTGATACACTTGATGTTGACGTTAATGCTACAGTAGCAGGTACGTTAGGTGTTACAGGAGCTATAACAGGTTCAAGTACAGTACAAGGTACTACAGTAACTGCTACTACAGCATTTGTACCAGGGACATCAGATGGCGCTACATTAGGTACAACTTCCTTAGAGTTTGGTGATCTATTCTTAGCTGATGGCAGTGTAATAAGTTTAGGCGCAGACCAAGATGTAACATTAACACACGTACATAATGACGGTGTATTGTTAAATGGTAGTAAACAATTACAGTTTGGTGATAGCGGTACATTCATACATCAATCAGCAGACGGTGTACTTGACTTAGTATCTGACACAGAGATTGAAATAAATGCTACATCAATAGATATAAATGGTGCAGTAGATATGTCTTCTACACTTGCAGTTGCAGGTGTCTTAACAGGAGCATCACTAGACATTAGTGGTAACGTAGATATAGACGGTACTACAAACTTAGACATAGTTGACATTGATGGTGCAGTTAATATTGCTGCTGATACAACCATCGCCTCTACAAACAAAATAATCTTTAACGATGCTAGTCAATTTATTCACGCACCTAGTGCAACTGTTTTAGATTTAGCTGCAACAGATGAGATTGAGCTTACCGCTACGTTAGTTGATGTTGTAGGTAACTTTACCAACTCAGGTACAATTGTATCTGCAGGTAAAATTACAGCAGATGCTGGCATAGACATTGATAACTTTAATATTGACGGTACTACAATTGCTTTAAGCTCTGGCAGCATGACAATAGATGCCGCAAGTAACATTACTCTTGACGCAGATGGCGGTACAATTACATTTGCTGATGATGGTGCATCACTAGGAACTATTACATCTAGTGGTTACTCAGGTACAGCAGCAGTTGCTACAACAGCCGTTGTTACTGATAGCACAGCTAACACAAGTTTCCCTGTAGTCTTTAACAATGAATCAAACGGACTGTTAGATGATACATCAGCATTTGTGTACAATCCTAGTTCAGGAACACTGTCTGTAGCTAATCTAGTTATAAGTGGAGACACAACAACTAACTCTAGTACTAATCTTACAATTGCTGATCCTCTAGTTAAGTATGGGCAGGGTAGTACAGGTACTTCAGTTGACCAAGGATTTATTGTTACTCGTGGAGATGGTTCAAGTAGTAACACTGCAAACAGAGGTTTTATCTGGGATGAGTCTGCAGATGAGTTTGCAACAATTGCAGCTAACACAGAAGCAGGAACTACTGCAGGTAACGTAACTATAAATGACTACGCACCTTTACACGTAGGAGCAATAACAGCAGATGATGCGTCTACGTTCTCAGGTGA